GAGGCAAGGAGGTCAGGGCCGAGCCGATCAGCGCCATCTACGACCAGGGAACCATTCACCACATCGGCTACTTCCCCGAGATCGAGGAGCAGCTGATGGCCATGCTACAATCTGGCTACGTTGGATTGAGATCACCCGACCGAGCTGACGCATTGATCTGGGGGTTCACTGAGCTGTTCCCGAAGATGACCAAAAAGGATGTAGGCCCGACCATCCCGCCGAAGATCAACGTAGCACCCAGGTCAGCCAGGTCACACAAGTACGCACAGAATCAGAACGTCAAGGTCAACACACAACGAGGCGCGACCAAGCGTCGAATCCGGAGAAATATATGAGCGAAGCAGAGAAGGACAAAGGCATCGATGAGATCATGAAGATGAACATCCCGCCCGAGGACAAGGTCCACTTCATTGCCGACCTGTGCAAGCATCGCGGCAAGTGTATGGATGAGGATGCGATCATAATGAAGTCGCAGAACGACACCATCCGAGATCAGCTGAATCTGATCAAGCGGATGAATAGCCAGCTCCATGTCAGGTCACCCTGGGACAACTTCAAGATCTGGATGAATGGCTGGGCCAAGTCATGAAGTGGTTCCACAAGATTGGTGACACCTTCGACGCTGAACCAGTGCGCCTCGAGCTGTACCGACAGCCACTATTCTGGGGCAAGTCGCCCAGGGTAACCTTCGAGGGATCTCCGCACCGCGACACCGAGGACATCATCCTTCGAGGGCCGGTCGGGTACCACAGCAAGACACTCCAGGAACTGCACCAGGAACTGCAGTGCGAGGACTACCCAGCCACCGAGCTAATGCCGGCGACTACGAGGATGGCGAACAACCTGGCGTACCTGCTGTCCAGCCCTGAGATGCGGCACCTGGATTCACCGCTGCGCCTGGGCCGCGTGATCCTGACCAAGCTGCCACCAGGTAAGTCGATCCACCCGCACAAGGACGAGGGTCCGGTGCCTGAGTTCTATCGGCGCTTCCACCTGGTGGTCGAGGGCGGCGACGAGAATGTGTTCCTGATTGCCGACGAGGTCCAGATCATGCAGTCAGGCGAGATGTGGGAGTGTGACGTCCGACAGACCCACACGGTGGTCAACCTGATGGAAGTCGTGAGGGTCCACCTGATCGTGGACATCGAGCGATGACTATCCTGGTCGAGTTCGAGGATGGCCGTGGCATCTGCGACCAGTCGATATTCATCAACCCCGAGCTGGTCTGTGGCGTCCAGCCTGACGGCAACGCCACCACCCTCGTCTTCACCCAGGCCTACAACTGGCTGGTCAAGGGTGACGTCAAGGAGGTCGCGACCAAGCTGATGCTGCCTGACATCCTGACTCGCGCCGGCATCAGTCTCGAGATGCTGGACCAGCTGGAACAACTATCCAAGGAGCAACGCAATGCCGATGCATCGAAAGAATAAGTGCAAGGACGGCGCGCGATCGCGTTCCGATTACTCACCCTGGTTCTGGCCCAGCGTTCGACGCAGGCGCAGGCGCCGTGACCTGGCCAAGATCTCGAGGAGGATCAACCGATGACAAATGTGATTCAATTCCCAGGCAAGTTCAATGGGTGGAGCGTGGCCGAGCTGCAGCTGATGGACCTGATCCGAATAGCCATGGAGCGTACCTGGGAGAAGGACGCTCTGCTGATGATGTTCGCCGAAGCTAAACAGAACCCCGACATGTGTACCGATGCCTTGCACGAGATCGCCGACTCGATCGTGGCGCTGAACAGCCAGGGCTTGTCCACCGATGTGGTCACCGTGTCCGGATGGCTGGACGAGTACGGCCTGCTCGAGGAGATTGGTGGCCTCAAGTTTCTGTCGGACATCATCATGAGTGAAGTGGGGTGAGCATCACCTACCAGGTGGAGTGGTTCGACCAGGTCATCGAGGAGATCTACCCGATGCTCGAGGCCCACTACGAGGAGATCGCCACCGACAAGGAGGTCAAGCCGTTCATCCCAGATCTCGACAAGTACCGAGCGATGGAGTCTGCCGGCATGCTGCGGATCTTCACAGCTCGAGACACGCTCCAGGGATCCGTCAAACTCCTGGGCCATGAGCGTGGTCGCCTGGTCGCCTACTTCGTGTCGTTCGTGATGAAGCACATGCACTACTCCGAGACCACGATGGCCATCAACGACATCATGTACGTCGACCCGACTCACCGCGGCAGCACGGTCGGGTACCGGCTGATCAAGCTGGCAGCTCTGGACCTGAAAAACCTTGGAGCTGACATCTTGATTATTCACATGAAATGCGATTACCCTTTCCGGTCACTGCTAACCAAGCTGAATTTCCATCTGACCGAAGAGAACTGGGAGAGGGTATTGTAATGCCGAACTACGGATCCAAGAAGCAGAACACTGGTGGCCCCAAGCCTGGAGCCAATCAACCCGCCAACAAGAACTTCGACCAGGGCCAGCTTGCTGGCTTCGGTACCGACAAGGGTGCGCGTCGAGGAACTGGCGGCAAAGGTCACAGCGGAGAGTTTTCCAACAAACGATAGGTGACACCGATGGGCGAGTTCAAGCAAGACGACGACCCGAAGCAGGGCGACCAGGGTACCAGCAACAAGGGTGCCAGGAACAAAGGACATCTCAACCACCCAGGTGGCGATGGTGGCCAGTGGCCTGACACCGACAACGACCAATCCAACGAGGGCGGCGGCGGCGGGTACAAGAAACCTCTCGCTGGCGATGGTTATTAGTCGTGCCAAAGGGTGACGAGCGGCAGCAGTCCGAGGCCTCGAAACTCAGAGGCACCTGGATCACCGGACCAGGGAAAAAGGTAACCACCCGCGGCAAGGACGGCGGTAGTCGCATCGTCTACGACCGCAGCTTCAATCCCAACGCAGGCATCGCGAAGAAAACCAGTGGCTTCGACTACAAGGGTACAACCGCGAAGAAGGATGTCATCAAAGCCGGCGCCAACGTCCTCGACAAGGAAGGCAAGATCGCCAAACGCAAATCATTCGAGGAGCATCTCGCAGCCGCAGGCCGCGCTGACGATCCACGCAACTGGGAGTTTCACTACAAGGCACCGAGCGGCGGGAACTTCGGGGCGACCAAAGGCATGTCATCCAGTGAGCGGCGATCGAACGCCTTCAGCCGTGCCAAGTCCAAGGCGAAGGGCGCAGCCAGGAGCAGCGGCAAGGAAGTCTACGAGGTCCAGAAGATCGAGTACGAGACCCAGGGCATTGTCGAAGACACCGATCGCGCACCAGGCATCGCGAAGGCCAAGGGCGCTGGCGCATTCGGATCCACCAGGGTGGCTTCCAATGTCGCTGCCCAGAAGATGAAATCCAATCGAGCGCAGGGCAGGGCCAGGTCAAGGGCCGGTGCCAGCGCACCCACGACCCGAGGAATAGCGTAATGGCAGCTACCGCAGTGATGGCCGCAGTGTCGGCTTACAGTTCGTACTCGAGCAACAAGGAAGCGAAGAGCGCCAGGAAAGCAGCCGAGAAGCAGTCCAAGCAGGCCAGGACAGACGCATTGAAAGCCGAGAAGGAGGCCAAGGCCAAGCAGGACGAGGAAGCCAGGAAGCTGGCCGAGTCAACACCGACCGGATCCATGTCCACGACCTCGAGGATCGCAGCTCAGAAAGCGATCGCGATGCGCCGTGCTGGCACTGGTCGATCAGGTACTGTCCTCGACAAATCTCAAGCCCTGGGTTAAGTCATGCCGATGTCTCCTGGCATGCTCCGCAAGTTCTCTCGAGAGCGATTCGAGAAGCAGTATCCTGTGCTCAGTCTCTGGCAGGAGCTGGCCGAGAACTTCTACCCCGAGCGCAACGATTTTCTCCGGACTCATTTCATTGGCGAAGAGCTGACAGACAGCCTGGCCTCGAGTCAGCCCCTGTTGATTCGCCGTGAGTTAGCCAACAGTCTCGAGGCCATGCTGCGGGATGGTGAGTGGTTCTCGATCGGCATCGAGGACGAGCCTGATCACGAGGGCAAGATGTGGCTGGAGTGGGCGACCAAGCGATTGATGATGCTGATGAACCAGCGCAACGCCAACTTCCGCAGGGCCACCAAGGAACTCGACAACGACTATGTGACCTTCGGCAATGGCGTCATGTCGATCGAGCTGAACCGCCAGGCATCTGGCCTGCTGTTCCGCACCTGGCACATGAAGGACATCGCCTGGTGGGATGACGAGAATGGCCAGGTCGACGGCGTGGTCCGCAAGGAGGACATCGCGCTGTACAAGATGGCGCAGTACTACGGCATCGACAACATGCCGAAGGAGCACCAGAAGCTGCTGAAGGACAAGCCGTTCCACGAGGTGCCGATCCATCACTTCGACATCACCTCCCAGATGTACGACGATCCACAGTACGACAGATTCCCGCGGGTCCAGCTCACCCTGGATCTGCAGACAGAGACCATCATGGAAATCGGTGGCAACATGCACCCGCGGTACATCGTGCCGAGATTCCAGACGATCGCCTGTTCACCCTACGCATACTCTCCTGCTACCGTTGTCGGCCTACCCGATGCTCGGACACTGCAGGCGATGACCCACACCTTGCTTGAGGCAGGGGAGCGTCACGCCAGGCCACCGATCATCGCGACCGAGAACGTGATCAGGGGAGATGCGAACCTGTATCCTGACGGCATCACCTTTGTCAGTGAAGACTACGACGAGCGCCTGGGCGCCAGCCTGCGGCCACTGGTCCAGGACAGCAAAGGATTCCCGATCGGCCTCGAGATGCGCGAGGGAATTGTCGAGGTCCTGCAGAGCGCCTTCTACGTCAACAAGATCAACATGCCTGACATCGGTCGGGAGATGACAGCCTACGAAGTCAGCGAACGCATGAAGCAATTCCGCAGAGAGAACCTGCCGCTGTTCGCACCGATCGAACACGAGTACTCAGGCCGCATGTGTGAGCTGGCCTTCGAGACCGCATTGAAGAATGGCTTCCTGGGATCTCCGCAAGACATCCCGAAGTCACTGCTCGGCCAGGACATTCGATTCAAGTTCGAGTCTCCGCTGTCCGAGTCAGAAGAAGAGAAGAAGGTCCAGCAGTTCCAGCAGGTTGCCGATCTCCTCGAGAGAGCAGCTGCCGCGGATCCTGGCGTCATCAACCATGTCGACTTCGGCGTCAGCCTACGCGATGCGATCCAGGGATCCGGAGCACCAGAGAAGTGGCTGCGTAGCCTGGACGATGTGAAGACCCTGACCGAACAACAACAAAAGCAGGCACAGGCCCAGGCCGCTGCAGAGCAGGGAGTGGCAGCATGAAGAAAAAGAAAGGTCGCACCAGGCCACCAGGTAAACGCCCAGGTTACTGAACAACCGGACTGATCATCCATGAAGAAGAAACAAGCGGACGTCTTCCACGTACCACCGTTGGAGCGTCACGAACTCATAGCACTGCAGATGTGCTTCGATGAGAAAGAAAATGCTAACCCCGAGCAGCAGACGATCGCGATGAAAGCGATCATCGGTAAGCTGTGTCTGTACGACATGCTGGCCTACCAGGTCGGCGCATTCGATGAGACAGCATTCCTCAATGGCCGCATATTTGTGGGCAAAGAAATCCTTCGACAATGCCGGCAACCGATCGGTGAACTCGATGCACAACAACAGGAGAATACCCAGTGAAATTCATGAACAACAAGTGGGCCAGTGGCTACGTTTACAGAGCGCCTGCCGGCGACGATGGCGGTGATGGTGGTGGTGGAGATGGTGACGGCGATGGTGGAGGTGACGGCGATGGAGATGGTGGCGATGGCGGCGGTGGTGACGGTGACGGTGACGGCGGCGGCGATGGTGATGGTGATGGTGATGGCGATGGCGGTGACGGTGGATCCGGTAAAGGCGACACCTGGCGCACCAACCTGGCCGGCGAGAACAAAGAATGGTCTACGCGCCTCGAGCGTTACACCGACCAGGACAAGTTCCTCGAGTCAGCCTTCCAGGCACACGACAAGATCCGAGCCGGCGAACTGGCCCGAGGCCTACCCGCGGATGCAACCGAAGAGCAGGTCAGTGACTGGCGCGTGGCCAATGACATTCCGCTGACACCTGACAAGTACGAGTTCGTTGGCACCGATCGCGAACTGTCCGAGATGGACATCGAGATGATGTCAGGCAACGTGGCCGAGATCGCTCACAAGCACAACATCTCCCAGGAAGCCCTGAGTGAGTTGATGAATGGCTACATGGCCGAGACCGACAAGGTGGTCGAGCAGATGCACACCCAGGACAACCTGGACGCCCAGGAGTTCACCAAACTGGCGAAGGAGAACTGGGGACCTGAGTACCAGATCAACATGAATCGAGCCAACAACCAGATCAACTTGCTACCCGAAGCCGTTCGAGATTCATTCAAGCAGGCGCGTATGCCTGATGGCCGTGCATTGATGAACAGTGCCGAGGTGATGACCTGGCTGGTGAATGTCGATCGAGCTGTCACCCCGATGGATCCGATCAAGGGTGGCCAGGAGGCAACGCTCAACGATGCCCGTAAGGTGGTCGAAGAAGCGAAGGCTCGTATGCGTGATGACTCGGTTGGATGGCACAAGGACAAGAAGGCCCAGGCCAACTACATGCAGGCTCAGACTATGATTGACCAGTTCGAGGGATCGCAGTAGACTGGCCGCTCCTGGGTTTATATGTAATCGGCCCAGGCTTCAGGCCCCGCTCCAGTCGTATGGACAGCGGGGTTCTTTTTGAGTAATGGGATCCAGATGTTCTCGAGCTGGATCCTGCGGGTCCTTGGCTGCAGTAACTCGCTGCCCCGCGTCCAGTGCCTGCCCTGGTTTAGCGACCAGGTAGCAGGCATTTTTCTGCCTGGTGGGGACTTGCGAAATTCTGCCGAGCTGATCTATCATCGGGTCGACGCTGAGAACGACCCTCAACCTCAACGAGCCAGCCCCGCACAACACGGCCTCCCTGGCAGACCTGACATTAGAGCCTCCTCCGACAAAGCGGTTAACTGACCACTAACTGATTAGGAGCAATCTATGGCTGATACAGCCTTCCAAGAAATGTTTCGCCAGGAAGTCGTCATGGGGTTTGAAAAGGGCCAGAGTCTGGCTCGTCGGACCACTACCGTAGAGACAGAAATCAATGGCAACGAAGCCACATTTTTGGTCGCTGACAGCGGTGGGGCAACGGCAACAACTCGTGGCGTGAATGGTGACATTCCAACTCGCCCCGACAACCTGAACCAATTCACCGCGCTGCTCCAAGAGTGGCACGATGTTCCGGAACGCACCAGATTCAACATCTATGCGTCCCAGGGTGATGGTCGTCGGATTATGCAAGAGACCTCGATGAAGGTCATCAACCGCAAGATTGATGATGACATCTACACCGAACTCTTAACCGCTTCCACTGCCTGGGGTGGCGCAGCCGCTGCCACCATCGCACTCGTATCGACAGCTCGGACTATCCTCGCGAATAACTTCGCTCTGGATGAAGAGCCGTTCGCGATTGTGACGCCAGCGTTCGTGGGCCAACTGATGGGTTTCCAGCAGTTCACTTCAAGCGACTTCGTTAACCTGAAGGGGTTCGAGAATGTAAGTAAATCTCGTGCCTTCAACTGGTACGGCGTCAACTGGATCGTGGACGCAGGACTTCCTGGTACCGGATCTGCCTCGGCAACGTGCTTCATGCATGCCAAGGCGGCGATTGGTCACGCTTGTGACATCGAGAACATCCGCACCGAAGTGGGCTACGACCGCAAGAACGACAAGTCGTGGGCGCGTTGCACAACCTTCATGGGATCCAAGCTGTTGCAGGACATCGGTGTAGTGAAAATGCTGCATGATGATACAGCTGCCTTCCCAGTTAACACTACGTAAGGGGGTGAATCGTGGCTTATACTACCAAGCAACTTAACCTTGTCGCGCCGAATGTTGGCGCTGGCTTTGGTGGCTCTGTCTGGACCTACGTCGAACCAGCTGTTGCAGTGGCAACAATCATTGCAGCTGGCTACATCGATGATGGTCTGGATAAGGGCCTGAAGATTGGCGATGTTGTTCTTGTCGTTGGCACGACTACTGTTTCCGCACAGGTTACAGTTATCGACGCAAACGGCGATACCACTCTCGTTTGATCTTTGTAACTGGGGATTGGCCCCTGCGTTCTCTCTCCGGAGGCGCAGGGTGCCAGTCATTTTTGGCCAGTTGATCGCTGGCCCTTTTTATATTGGAGACCAGTAATGACTGCAAAGAAAGCCGCAACACAGAAGGCTACTACAACCGCAGCAGCACCAGCAGTACAGAAGGCCGACACCGAGAAGGTACGGCTACCTGTTAACCCTGTCAAACCAGGTGAAGTGAAGACCGAGGACCAGATGCACAACAACTGGGCCTGCTTCATGCCATCGCACTACAACCAGGCCCAGGTCGAGGATCAGAAAACCTGGACATTCATGGCCACCCGATTCAGAGATCTCGATATGATCCGCGTCACCGCGGAAGACGGATCCTGGATTGCAATGGCAGTCATACGCCGCACGGTTGCAATGGAGCTAACCGTCCAGGTGTACGACTGGATTGAACTGGCCGCACCCATGATCGCAGCAGAGATCGACATCGGGAACGACTACGTAATTCGCCACTTCGGCACCGTGCGCAAGTTTGCTGTATGCAACAAGGTAACCGGCGCCGTGGTCAAGGAGGGTTTCAACACCCAGGTCCAGGCGATGAAGTATGCCGGTGAAAAGATCCAGGCGGCGGTCGCATAACGTGAGGTAGGACATGGCTACAAAGCTGTCGCTATACAACGGCACACTTCAACTCCTTGGTGAGCGGCGACTGTTGACGGACACCGACGATGTCTCGACCCGCTATGACCTTGATGCTCAGTACGATGTGGATGCAGTCGATTACTGCCTGGAGATAGTCAAGCCCAGGTACGCAACCCTGCTGACCCAGCTGACTGGTGGCGCTCCTTCTGGTGACAGTGGCTTCGACTTCGAGGCCCCGTTGCCGGCAGACTTTGTGGCCCTGTTCAACCTGATCGATGGCAAGCCTGCCGTCTACCAGGACGCTCGAGAAGAGTCACCCATCACCAGGGTGGTTCGCGAGAGCACCTACCTGCTGTCCGACTTCGAGTTCCCGTACATCCGCTACCTGATCAACCACACGGATCCGCAGCTGGCCGATATGCCGCCATCGTTCGCGAAGGTGGTCTCGGCCTACATGGCCAGGGAGCTGGCCTGGAAGTACGATCCCGATGCAGAGGAAATGATCCAGACAAAACTGGAGCAGCGCATCGAGGTATCGAAGGCCGTCGAGGCATCGAACCAACCAGAAACCAGGGGCTTTGCTCCGGACGTCCTGACCGACACACTCCGTGCGATCTACAACGACTGCCTGCAGATCCTGGATCTGGATCCCATTGTCAGCAACACCGACGACAGCATCGCCAAGAACCGGATCTCGATCGCGCTGTCGAATGGCCTGGTCGGCGCCGTCCTCGAGGACACCTCCTGGAACTTCGGCCTGCAGTCTGACCAGCTGTTCTACGATCCATCGATCGATCCTCCCTGGGGCTACGAGTTTGTCATGAAGCTGCCCGACAACTGGCACCGGATCAATGGCGTCTACGTCGATGAACTGATGCGGACACCGCTGCGAGATTACGTCCAGCAGACTGACCAGGGTACCGGCAACACGCTGATCTACTCGAGTCAGCAGATCATCTATGTCGAGTACGTGAGCAAGGCCTTCCTGACCGACTACGACAACTGGCCTGACTTTTTCAAGCGCCTGGTCGCTGCCAGGATGGCACTCGATGCCAACATCCCCCGCGGCAACAAGGAGCATGCGGTCGCTCAGTACACTGCGAGGCGCCGTGAAGCCATGAGCACCAACGCCATCAATGGTGTGCCGAAGCGCCTGGCACTGGGCAGCTGGAGCCGCTCACGCCTCTACCGCGGGAATATCAATCGAGATCGTCCGTAATGGCCTCGAGTATTGGCAAGGGCCTATTCAACAAGTTCAACCGTGGTGAGGTGAGCAAGGATGCCTTCGCGCGCGAGGACGTCACCAGGATAGACAACAGCTGTGAGCTGATGGAGAACTTCACTCCGGAGCGCCTGGGGCCGATGTCATTCCGACCAGGCACCGAGACCCTGGACAACTCACCAGGCAGCATCACGCACACCGTCGATGATGAGACCCTGCTGGTCCCGTTCCCGACCAGCCTGGATGACCCAGCGATGCTGCTGTTCGCCGCTGCCGCTGGTAATCCAGAACTTGACTTCATCAGGGGCAACACCTACGAGTTCTTCGAGAGAGCACTGACCACCACGACCTGGCTCGAGGGTAACTTCGATACGCCGCTGGGTACCGGCTGGACCGATGCCGATGTCGGTGGCGCCGTCAGTTCGATCTCAGGCTTCAGGCTGCTCATGACCGGCACCGGCACCGATGAGGCGAAAGTCTGGCAGACCTCGAGCACCACCGAGAATGGTGTCCCGCACGGCTTCCTGTTCCAGGTCGACAAGGGGCAGGTCCTTTGCCAGATCGGCACAGGTGGCGTTGACTCCGCGGATCTGTTCGAGGCCTTCCTCGAGATCGGCATCCACCACATCGAGATTGACCCAGGCAACGACGACATCACCGTCACATTGTCGAACGCGAACATACGCCAGGGCAGGATGATCTTCGCTGAACTGCTGGGCGATACCACGCTGGCCTTGAGCCTCGAGAGCGCACTTCAGAAAGCAATCGTGAACACTTCCCAGGTGGCTTACCAGGTCGTGAGATCTCTGCGCTGGGCGCAGTCAGCTGACGTCCTGTACTTCTGCGGGGGTCAGGATCCGCTGACCTTTCAGCAGGGCTGGATCCCGTTTGAGGTGCGCCGGCACAATGCCACCAGCTTCTCGGTCCAGCGGTACGTCAATGTCTTCGGACCCTACGAGACCATCAACATCGGCAACGTCACGATGGAACCGCAAGGCGTGATCGACGGCAACATGACCGTGGCACCGAGCCGGCCATACTTCGAGGCATCACCACCAGGCATGGGCTTCGGCAACAACGACTTTGGCTATGGCGTCCTGCTCAAACTCGCCGTCAACGGCCAGATCCAGGCAGTGAGCGGCATCAGTGCCGGCACGGCAACGCAAGGCGTGTTCGTGTTTGGTACCGGCGATGCTCGAACCTTCAACTATGACGTCCAGACGACCGGCGCCTACACCCGCATCGAGCTGCAGAAATCCTTCGATGAGATCACCTGGCAGCTGGTACCTGGTGGAGACTTCACTGGTGGCGGCGACCTGAACAACGTGGCCTTCAATGACGGCCTCGATGGCGCCGAGATCTTCTACCGCCTCGAGCTGGTCACACCAGGTGCGACATCAGATCTCGACATGCAGATCTCCTACGCCTACGGCACCCTCGAGAGCCAGGGCAGAACCGTCGAAAATGACAACAACCAAGACGTCGAGATCGAATGGTATGTGCCGTTCAATGGTCCGATCTCTACCGAGTACCCTGACTGGTTCATCGGATCCTGGGGTGGCAAGTTTGTCATGCCTTCCGCGGTCGCACTCCATGAGGGCCGGCTGTGGTTCGCTGGTGGCAATCGCATCTGGGGGTCAGAGTCAGATTTCTACGAGAGCTTCGACACGCTCCTCGAGGGCGCGAGTGCATCGATCAAGAAGACCATCGGCTTCGGCGCTGCCCAGCGGATCCACTGGCTGGCTCCATCTGCCAGGCTGGTTGCGGCCACCGCGATCTCCGAGATCGATGTGCGCTCGAGCACCTTCGGCGAAGTGCTGACGGCCCTTAACACCAACCTCAAAGCAGGCTCCGACATCGGCACCGCGGACATCGTCCCGATCGTACTCGATAACGAGATCCTGTTCGTGCAACGTGGCGCCAACAAACTGATCGGCATCGACTTCAGCCTGAACACTGAGAAGCATGCTGTCGAAGATTTCAACATGCTAAACTCCGAGATCCTGCGCCAAGGTGGTGGTGTGATTCAGATCGTGTTTGCCAGGAACCCCGAGACTCGAGTCTATGCTGTCATGGCCGATGGCACGATGCGGGTCCTGCTGCGCGACATCACTGAGGGGATCCTCGGCTGGTCTCGCATCACCATTCGCAACAACCTGGGCGTCCAGGATGATGTGGTCAGCGTGGCCGTGCTGCCGAGCGAGGACGAGGACGAGGTCTGGATCACCACAGCTGGCCCTCGCAACGCGGTGATGAAGTTCGCACCGTTCAACCTGGCCCAGGGTGGCCTGGACTCCAGGCACCACGATTCGTTCCAGTACTTCGCCTCACCTGGTAGCACCACGCTCACCATGAATGGCACCTTCTTCAACACCTGGGTCGTCGCGGCCTGGGTTGACGGCGTCGATGTCGGAGACTTCACCATCAGCGGCAACCAGATCACAGGCGTGACTGGTGCTGATGTCGCGGCCAATGTCACGGTCGGCTTCCGCTACGAGGCAACGTACCTGTCCAACAAGCTGACCGACTTCGCGAACATCTCGGTCGTGGCCCAGCGCAAGCGAATCATCAACACCGGATTATTGATGCGCAACTATGTTCAAGGTGGCGTCACTGTCGGGTATGATCTCAACAACCTGGCGCCGATGCCGACCGTCGAGGATGGCAAGGCAGTGGTCGCCGGCACCGAGGAGTACGATCACTTTCCGTTCCCGTACAACGGGACCAGCGAAACGGATCCGCGAATTGCAATCAAGGCCACCGCACCAGTGAAGATGTTGGCCTACGTTTACGATGTGAAAGACACCGCATCGAAGACGCCAACGAAGCAGGGGCAATAACATGGCAGCACCAAGCTGGGGCGCAGTAATCTCGAATGTCGGGCAGAGCTACTTCGCATTGTCCGAGGCTTACAACAAGTCGAAGATCATCGATGCTGAGAGCAAGCTGAACCAGACCCTGTCCGGTATTGAAGCCAGGCAGATGGAACGCTCGGCCATCAGCATCGAGAACCGAGGCGTTCGCGCGGCGATGCTCGAACAGCAGAAGACCGCGATGGTTTCATCCGATGCGGTCGCGGCCATGGCTGCAGGTGGCGGTGGTGTGGATCCCGAGATGCTGGCCAAGATCAAACAGCGTGGCGACTACAATTCCATGACGGCCATCTTCGATGCCAGGACAGCAGCGATCGATCTGCGCTACCAGGCAGAGATGACTCGCATCGGTTCCAGGGTAAGTGCTGGATCCGCGCAACGCTATGGTGACTCACTCGAGCGCGAGGCAAGAGTCGGCGCCGTGTTCAATTCGATGGACCTGTTCGCCTCGGCCTACACGCCAAAAGCGAAGTCACCGAAACCGAAAACCTACGCCACCAACGCCAGCGGTGGCCGCATCACCCACGGCGGGAGACAACAGTAATGGCCAGAATCCCATCAGCTGAAGACCTGGGGATCCGCGAGGCCAGGGTAATCACCAAGGGCGCGGAAGTGGGAGGCGTCAGGAGAGCAGGGCGCCGAGGCATGGCGCTCGACCTGAAGTCTGTCGAGACCACCGCTGTCCAGAAAGGATTGAAGGAACAGGGTGAGCGCATCGCCAACCAGGAGTACGCGACTGCTGAAGTCCAGTTCCAGATTGCCACCATGGCCGAGGCTGAGAAGTACAAGAACGATACAGATCTCGACACCATCGAGGAGCGCCACGCTGCCGGCATGACCGACCAGCTGGGCAAGGCCTCGGCCAACATCTCCAGCGCCAAGGCTCGGGCAATGTTCATCACCCGCGGCGAGGAAGGCATGGCCAAGGCCAACCAGATAATGGCCGACAAGACCACGACCAGGCTGAACGATCGCGAGAAAGGCCACATGGCCAACGCAATCGACCTGATGGTGAAGGGCGGCATGGATCTCGAGTACGGGGATCCAGGCACTGCAGCGACCGGCATTCAGCTGACCCTGGACTCGATGGTCGAGCGCAACGTCATCACCGCTGTCGATGCCCAGCAAACCATGAAGAAGGCCCAGCTCGATATGGCCTACGGCAGACTGAAATCCATGGATCCAAAACAGCAGCTTGCGGTCCTGAACGATCCGGACGCCAGGTGGGTGGAGAACATACCGCCTGATGTTCTGAAGGCATTGAAGGACCAAGCCGAGGGCCAGGAGATGAACAACGCAGCCCTGCGCAAGGCCTTCGAGATGAGCAACATGGATGAAGCTGCCGGCCTCGCTGCGCTCGAGCAGGAGTTCATCAGTGGCGAACTCGATGACGAGGAATATGAGAAAGCACGGCTGCGATTCCTGCGCGTAAAGAACGACCAGGACGTCCAGCAGCTTGCGGAGATCGAGGCCTACCTGGAAGAAGGCATGGCCGAGATCGCTTACGGTGGCACCACCATCAAGCAGCTCGAGGACGCACCTGGTGGCATCGAGATGATGAAGAAGATGACCCAGGGCCAGCGCGACAACATGCATGCAGCTGAAGACAATGCGATGAAACGTGCTGCCGGCGAGGGGCGCAAGTACTCTGACCTGGAAGCGAAGACAAAGCTGCGAGAGTTCCTGTCCAACGACCAGCCTGTGAAGGCTCGTAAGTACTGGTCCGAAAATGCAGCCAGGCTGAACGATGCTGACTGGAAGTTCTTCAACGCGGCGACATCGCCGTCGAAGAGTACGGATCCGAAGTTCAAGCCGCTGCAGACTACGCACCAGCTGATGAGCGATCTGCTGGCAGTGCATCCGGTCGATGGAGACCAGGCCGAGGTCGATCTGTGGCAGAGCCTGTCCGACCAGGTAGAGAACTACCAGGCCATCAACCAGAAGAATCCCGAGACCGCACTGATCAACCAGTGGGTCCGCGACAAGCATGCGCAAATCATTCTCGAGAAGCCGACCGAGATCTTGTGGATGGAGTTTGGTGGTGAGCAGTTCCTCGAGCGCGACATGACCCCCGAGCAGCGCAGGGTCGTCAAGCCGATCACCAATGTCTACCAGCAAGCTGGCTTTACCGGCGTGGCCGCGGTGAAAGAGTTCAACAGCCTGTCCGCACCTGAACGTGCCGAGTTCACGCGCAAGCGCCAGCAGAATCCTGGCATGGATCCAGTCGAGTTCCTGGGCAAGTGGAAGCGTGGACTCAAGAAAATGAGGGGTGAGGTTGAGGTTGAAGAAGAACCAGGTGTTACTCGCAAGCGTGTTGGCCGTGGCTACGCGACACAGTAATGGCCGACCTTCGCATATCCGACGAGGACTGGGACGCACCGCTTGAAGAAGAGGACATCTTCAAGCTGCCGAACAGCTCTGCCTATTCCAATCTGAACGCAGCATCCCAGGGAAATCCCGAGACCTACGCCCAGGACCTGGAGCTGTCGAACCGTACCGGCGTACCTGTCAGCGCCGTCAAGGCCAACCGTGACGAGATCGCCAAGCAAGATGCCACTGCGCTGATCAAACAGGAGGACTGGGACAAGCCACTGAGTGAGCTGGATAACCCAGCGGTCGCCAAGTACCTCGAGGATCCGGACGCGGCCCAGATCTCATACGATGATCTCAGCAACCTGACCGGCCTGGAGAACGAAGCTGGCCGCAGTTGGTACGAGGTCAACGAGCGTATGTTCGAGGGCCTGGGCGACAGCATGATGATCGGCATGGGCAAGACCTACGACGAGACAGCGATCCTGATGCTCAACGAAATGAAGCGCGAGGGATTCACTTCTTGGAAGGATGCCTTCGGTAGCATCCCAAGCGTGATGGGCAAGATGCGCGATCAAATCCACATGGCCATGGAAGGTGAAGAGGATACCGATGCCTGGAACGCAGAGCTTGAACGGCGCATCGAGGGACACAAGCAGAACCTGGGGTTTGCCGAGAGCGAGATTGGCAGGCTCACGCCAGCAGATCTGACCACCATGGAACAGGGTGTACGCCAGGGCTTCCAGATGGGCGCCGACATGGCACCAGGTCTCGCGATCTCTGTGGCCACCCGCGGCAAGATCAACCCGACACTCGGATACCTGACTGGGAAAACCTACCTGTCGAGTTATGGATCCGCGATCCTCGGTGGCAAGGACCACGACACGGCCACCACCTACGCGACCATCGATGCGGCACTCGAGTACGCAACCGAGAAGCTGCCGACCAAGCGCCTGGAGAAGCTGATCGGTGAAGCTGGCGGTGGTGGTGGGATCAAGTCCTCGATCAAGAAGTGGTTGCTCCAGGAAGCCGGCACCGAGCAGATTGCCACGGCCACCCAGACCATCAATGCCTACGCCTTCGAGCTGGATGAAGAGCTGGCCGCTGCCCAGGGCTGGGAGGAGATCCTCGACATCCAGGGACAACGCCAGGCTGTAACACTGATCGGCACGATCGTCGGTGGTGGTGGCATGGCCGCGACCATCAAGGGCGTCGACTACGCGGCCAACCGTGAGCGCCGTGCCATGGGCAAGGTCATCAAGAAGATCAACAAACGCCGAGGCGCTGAGTTCGAGCAAGAGCGCCTGGACTCTCTGCTCTACCTGGCGCAGGCCAGTAAGACCAACCAACGATCAGCTGACGAGTTCGAGAAATTCATGGAGGGTGCCGCTCCGGACCAGAAAGTATTCCTGAGTTCCGAGGGTGTTGATCTGTTGGACAATCCACCCGCTTACATCATCGATCAGATGGATGGATCCGGTGGTGATGTGTCCATTCCCCTGTCCACCTTCCTGAAGGATTTCGCCAACGATGAAGCGAAGCTGGCGCTGATCCGTCCACACATCAAGACCAGCGAAGGTCTGCTGAATCAGACTGAACTCGAGGAGGACTCCGACAGTGAATACATCAAGACGCTACTCGCTAAGGCCAACGAGGCGGCTGAGACAAAGAACGCAGCCGACGAGATTTACGAGAGGATTACATCGCAGCTCGTCGCGACAGGTCAACAGTCTGCGGCTACGGCCAGGCAAAGTGCTACGCTCATCCCCGCGCTCGTTACCACAAAGTACGAGGAACTCAAAAGGGAGGGGAAGACCAAACCCGATGGATCCGAGTGGACGCTCGAGGATGTCTTCGCGGACTTCAATCTCGAGATAGTCGGTCCCGAAGTAGACGTAGCCGGCGAGTTCATGCAACAGGAAGCCGCCTTCGAGGATGGTCAGGCCGAGGCGCCTGCACCTGGTCAACCGTTCCTGGCGATGCGAATCGGATCCGGAGGTGAGCTGACCAATACCAACGCCGGCAATGCCCAGGCCGTGGCAGCTCACATTGCCAGGCAGGAAGATGACATGGGTCCGAGCCAGCTTCGCTTTGGCGATACCGTCACGGTGTACAACGTCACAGCCCAGGATGAATTTGGTGGGTACCAGGCAATCACCGGACGCAAGGGCGCCGAGGGAGCCACCCAGGTGGGCCGTGCCAAGGGCATGACCAAGACCGCAGGAACTCAGTCGGTCAACTACTCCTTCCCCGAGGGTGCGAACTACCAGGCAACCGAGGCGATGCAGATCCCCTACGCCGACATCGTGGCCAGGCTGAATGAGAAAGGCTACGAGAATATGGACGATGCCGGCAGTCGGATTGGTGGCCAGGTCATCGAGGAGCTGGTGGCCGAGCGTATGGTTTCTGCAGCCCCGAGGGTTCTCAGCCAGCAGAATCTGAGTAACATCGAACTCGTTGAAGACAGGATCGACCCTGCCGGCAACGTGTTGACGATAACGCAGAACGCTGGAATGTTGTGGAAAGATCAGCAGGCCCGTTCGAGAAACATTGATAAATTGAGGAGCTGTCTCCGTGCCTAATCCGATAAGCAAAGAAGAGATCGAACGCATCGAGAAGGGCGGCGGCAAGGTTAACCTGATGGCCAAGATCATCGCGGTCCCAGGACTCGAGGCGATTGCTCGACACTTCCATGACATGAAGCACGAGCAGGCCGAGGCCTACCGTGCAGCGTCTGCCGCGAAGCTGAAGAAGATGGACGAGATGATCAAAGCCATCGGCAAGCCGACCGAGATCCCAGGCCTGCTTGCCCTGGTCAAGATCATGACCGAGCTGAAGGCTCTCCAGGTAGAGCACGAGAAGAAGGAAGACGACGAGCACGAGCCATGCGCGTACAAGGTCACCGGCAAGCGCGATCGCCGCGGCTTTATCGACCTGGAAGTAGGCCTGACATTCACGCCGGTACCGAAAGATGAGTAACGGCGACTGGATCAACAAGTACCGCGTCTTCCCCAGGCTGTTCGCGGTCTTCTACCTGTACGTCATGTGGGTAGTGATCG